CACCCAAACCGGGAGCAGGTAGGTTAGAGACAGCCGCAGCAATCGAAGCCTCAACCTGCTGCAACGTCACACCGGCAGACTGCGGGATACCCGCAATCGCAGTATCAATCAACGTCTGGACCTGGGCTTGGGTCAGGCCACCAGTGACCACCCCGCCGCCTAGTGACCCGCCACCATTAGGCAGAACACCGTAATCATCCTGAAGTGTTTGGTAGATCAGTTTCTTAACACCGATCACCGTGAAAACTGTTGTCATAGCCTACTTCCCCTACTGATAATCGTGGAACCGTCACCCGCCACGAATGAGGGGACCAACACAGACATACGTGAACGCCGCACACCCAGGATGTCCCACTCATCGTCGGTGATTTCCAACCGACCAGAAGCTAAATCCTTCTGAAGCTGATACGTGTAATTGCCGTCAGTTTCGGACTGGAAACCTTCCGGGTTGCGGGCCAGACGCAGCACCGCATCAGACTCAACCTGAATCACATCCTCGACATCAATGTCACCGGACGTGATCTTCGAATCCAATTCGGGGATGCGCCGTTTCAACATGCGCTCGACATCGTCTAGGCGAACCTGGACGAGGGCGCATTCTTCAGGAGTCAGGCAGCGCGCCCACCGCACCGCCACATCGTCAGCAGACGCATACGCCATGACTCACTCCTCAGTGCTAACAGGTTCCTCGACGGGCTTCTTAGCGGCACGTTTACGCACCGGCTTCACAGGGGCGGCAGCCTCAACAGGCTCCCAACTGCCCGTCTTCACAAGTAGTTCTGCCAGCGTGTCGGGGACTTCAGCCTCGACACCGTTGGCTTTGTTTTTGATCTTCATACGTCCCTCTCACAGGAGATGCAGGAGGGGCGGCAAACACAACCGCCCCTCCCAGCAAACTCACTTGGTCAGCTTGACGAAAGCTTCCGGGTCGTTGACCAGGACACCGAACTCGGCCTCCACACGGACAGCAACCAAGTTGTTCTGCCAGAGCGAAACCAGACCGGAACCATCACCATTAGCGGACAGGTCCAGGGTTGCCTGGTCTGAAACGTCGTAAGACAGACCACCGATTTGGCCCCACACAATCTGGGTCCAATCGCCCTGGAAACCAAGAACACCGGTATCGGTGTTGGGCTTGGTGGGGTCAGTGACGTGATCCGACAGGAACGTCGGACGCCCCAGAACCCGGCCCGAACGGAACGGGCTGTTGATGTCCGTGTAGGTGGACTCGATGAACAGCGGACGATCAACCTTGTCCTTAGCCGCGTTCAGAACCGGCTCGGCAATGTCATCAAACAGGGTGCCGTTCCACTTCTTGTTGTCAGCAACCAGAAGCGACAAACCCTCGTTCAACTGGTCGAACGCGGTCGAACCCGCCCCGCCAAGCTGAATGGACTTCCCGGTGTCGGCAACACATTTGCCGAACGGGGAATCAACACCGTGCAGAACCGCACCGTCGAACGCAATCGCAATCGCCTCAGCGACCTTGGTACGCATGGTGTTCAGGTAGTTCGCGGGGTTCGCCCGCACAACCTCGGAGCTAGCCGCGAAGATCGTAGCGATCTTGTGGGGGACGATGTCCTGCTTGGTCATGTCGCCCTTGGTGACAGGCTTCTGCTCACCCTCACCAACCCACTTGGCCCGAACATCGCCGGTCCAGTGCGGGATACGAACACCAGTCGGACCCAACGGAATCCGACGAGCAAGCTGCTGAACAACAGAGGTCTTTTCGATCTCAGCGAAGTAATCCTGCGCCAAAATCGGGTCCAGGTAACCCTGGAACATGGTATCCCCGGTAAGCGCAACCGTTCCGGGGGTATTGAATGCTGGCATTTCATTTTCCTTAAAGGTAATTAGGTCAGACCGCGCCGACGATCCGTTTCACAGTCTCCAACAACGGATCACCGTTCAACGGCAGCACATTGGCCTGCCCTTGTGATGGGTCAATGGGACGCTCATTCGCGGGAGCCTTCCCAAGAAGCGACTTAACCCGCTTCACGCTCTCCGACACCGTGGCCTCATCGTCACCCTGGATCAAGGTGACAACATCCATGACATCCTCAGACGGGATGCCAGCCGAAACAACAGCCTTCAACTTCAACAGTTCCAAGGCGCGAGCGGAAAGCTCGGCCTGGGTTTCGTTGAACGCGGACTCACGCTCAGTCAACTTCGACTCGTAGTCCTTGATGACTTCCGTTTTGGCACGATCAACCGCATCGTTCTTCTCCGTGCGGTACTTCGCGGCCTCATTGCGAAGCTGCTGAACATAATCCAGGCTGAAAGACTCCTGCTGCGAAGCCACCTGGGCGGGAGCAACAGACGCGGTGTCAGTAGTAGGGTTTTCGTCGGACATAGTTAATTCGCCTCCTGGGCATAGAAAAATTGGAACCCATCCAGGGTTCCGTTGACGGGCTTAAGCAGCCTGATGCAGGACTGCCCAATCAAAGGAATTGACCTCACCGGCTTCAATCATCTTGCGAAGCTGGTTGATCGTTTCCCGGTTATCGGTGGTGGGATACCACCCAGCCGGTTTCGCGGGTTGCGTTGCCGTAGCAGGCTTCCCATACGAGTAATATCTTTTATCGGGGTTGTTGCGAAGCTCACGGGAAGCTTTCTTACCCGCCGTGACCCACAACTGCTCGGCACGCTCCTGGGCATCCTTCCCAGGCCAATTAGCCAAATCCCAAACCGGGATCACCTTGCAGTCGCAGCCGGTGTGCCACTCATTCATGAACTTTTTGATCTCAGCGTCACTGATGTAGGCGGCGACAGTGGACTCGTCATCGAACTTCGACCCACCGGACTTTCCTGACCGGTACACGGGGCCACGCGACACCAGCATCAAACACCAGGCGCATGTTTCGCGCCCCGTGGCGACCCTGGCCCACCCCTGGACTGGACGGTTCACATCCATCAGTGGCCTCGCGGGTTTCGACTGCAACTCCTCGAATACGTCCTCGTCGGACTCCACCATCTCAATGATCTGCCTGCGACCGGCCACCTCAACATCCCTGGTGAACTGCAACGTGAAAGCTGCTGCCGCACCGGGGGTGCTGTCCGGGAGGGTCATTTTCTCCCTGACCGGCTCCATCGACTTCACGAACGCCTCGAAGCTAGTTGTCTCCAACAGCACCTCGTGGCGGATCAGCCCCGGATAGAACTGCTCCCGCTGCGTGTCATAGAACTGTCGGGCCAACGTCGCTGAACGCTCCCGGAACTGCTGCAACGGTGGGAACGCCACACGCAGCAACGCGATCCACTCGGACACCGACAGGGCCGGTCTCACGAACAGACCGGCCAACGATTGCGCGTACTGCGCCGCAGCGGCAGCCACCACAGTCTGCGCCGCAATGTAGGCGGCTACCTGCTGCTCCTGCTGTTGCGGGGCGGTCACCCGCCAACCACCGGCTTAGACGGCTCCGGGGGTGGGTTAGCGGTCTGAGGGGCAGCCTTAGCAGCCGGGGAAGGCGGAACACCCTCGCCGTACATCGCACCTAACTGCGCCACAGGGGACTCCTGCTGATCCCACACACGCATCTCCTCACGCTCAGTGATGGAGTAACCCATGTCGATACGGGCACGCTCACGGGGGATAACACCCATACCGTTCGCGTACAGCTTCGCCGCAGCATCAGCCTTAGACGCATACGTCGGTGTCGACGGGTCACGCCACACCGTTTCCAGGCGGTACATCTCCGGGGGGATATCCCCACCCTTAATCGCCTTATACGCCACCCGCATAGCCTGCTCCCACGCCCCACCGAAAATGCGGTTCTTACGCTCAACCTTCTTCACAAGCCGGGACTCCGACGATTTAATCGCCTCAGCCGAAGCAGGATTATCAGAAGAGAAAGACAAGTACTGCGGCGGCAAACCCGTGTACGCGGCAGCCTTACGGTCAAGTGCGTCAAGGGCATCCACGAAGTTGCGTAACTCCGCAGCCGTGAACTGCTGCGCCTTAGCATCGACATCCTCAAACGCCAAAATCCTTGCGACATAAGCGTCGAACAGCTTCTCACCGGTCTGCGGATCGACACCGATATCCTCCGGTTTCACACCGAACAACAACCGTTGCGGGATCGCCATGATCTCCGCCGTGCCCTGCATGTCCATCAAAATGCGTGCAGCAGCATCAGTCACAGACCGAAGCTCCGGGGTGATCTCAGACGTGCCATACAAGTCGGACAACCGGGTGCGGTTATGCAACGGGATGACCGGCACCAACATCATGCCGTGCTTCACCCGCGACAAAACCTTCCACTGCCCCTGCTCCTTAACCCACTGGATCGTGTCCTCAGGGGTGTACAAAGTAGCGGCAATAACAGCGGTCTGATCCTCCGTGTACACCACCCGGATAGCCTGCGTGACCTCACGGGTACGCGGATCAATCACCGCGTGCAAACCCGTAGGCGGCTCCACCCTGATAAGCGGAACATCCGGGTCAACATTCAAATCCAACTTCGGATCAGGAGCCGCAACAGTGATATACGTCCTGCCGTACATCAACGCATCAGTGTGACCCAGCGGGGCCTCAACATCCAGGTTGTTGGCCTTCCACCAATCCCACAACTCCGCGTCAGCCTCATCCGCACCGCCCATCCTGAAACCCTCAAGTTCCTGACGTTCAGCAATCGAATCGACATACAGACGCGGATAGCCAACATGGCTCAACAATTTTCGCATCTCGGGCGGCACCGCCACACCGATAGCGTCCGGGCGGCGTTCCGCGTCGTAATACGCTTTCGCGTCCTTCAAGCCAGCCTGACGCTGCTCGAAGGCGTTAATCATCTCGTCGCGTACCTTCTCGACATCTTGCGCCATTACGAAACCACCACCGCTCGGCGTGTCCTAGCGTTTCTACTCATCAGATAGTCCTGTCTGCCACCGAAAGCCAAAACCGCGCACACGGCTGCGTCAATCTTGCGACTCGAATCCTTCGATGCCTTACGGATCGAAATAGCATCAAAATTGGTGGGATACCTGCGTGCGTTCAGCACATGCTGACGCAACGTCAGGTTGCCGTCATGGCGAACCTCACCCTCCAAAACCGCATCCAAAAATCGTTCACAGTCCAACGCGAAACGCTTCGTGTTGCCCCGCATATCAAACGCCACAGGGTTATTCGGGGAAGCCTTAACCTTCAACTGCTTCCGGTAATCCCTCGACCACTGATCGACATACGCCTCGAACTCCTTGACATCCGCCCGGAACGCAACCACATCGAACTTCTCGAAACAGGAACGGACAGCAGCATCCACGTCCTCGCGGGGAACCTCACCACCGTGCTTCACCGGGTTCCAAGCCCCGATCAGGAACAGCTTCGCGTCATCCAGCCTGCACGCCACCAAAGCTGTCCAGTCATTGGACTTCGACCCGTCAAACCCCAACGTGATCCGGTCACCCTTCTCCAAGGGCCGCTCAACATCCGAACAGGCATCCCACTCATACGGTGCGATCCAAGAATCCTCAGATGCGTTGACCTGATTCAAAAACTTTCTACGAGACTCAGTGATCGGGTTACGAACATCCAGAACCGACTCAATGATCGAATCGACCGGCAGCCACACCGAATCACCACGGGCTATCTCAATGCCCTCACGGAGCTTCGCCACACCCGCCGCGTAACCGTCCGGGTCTTCCCGCTCAGACGGTATCTCCGACACAGGGGTGTCGGCTGGCGCTTCGAGTGCGTCGTACAGGGTGCCGACATCGACAGCCTGACCGGAATGCACAGCCTGCCAAGCGTCATAGTCCCGCTCCGCAACGGAATCATCACCGGGGATGTGCGCGTTGCAGATCGACAAAATCCGGGCACCCGGAATCTTCGTGACGTTCCCCTCAATGACACCGGCAAGTTCGTGCCCGTCATTGGAGTCCACCCACCACTGCGTTTCGTTACGGATCACCAGGGTGGGGCGGTTACCCTCCATCGAATGGGGGGAGGAGGTGACAGCTTCAATCCTGCCGCCAGCCTCCGAATAGATGATCGTCTTATTGACCTCAAGGCTGTAGTCCTCTTTCAACTGTGAGGACACCATCACCGGGAACAAACTCATTGTGTTCTTCGTCTGTTCCTGGGACACCGCGACGATCTGAATCCACGCGGCGTGCCTAGGCTTACCCACAACCTCTGTGCCTGCGAAGTGGCTGAAAGCTACTGGGCCGCACAACTCCACCAGCGACAACGCAGCCGCTAACGGGTCTTTACCGTGCCCCTTCATGCGCCTGAACACACCGTTACGGTGGCTGTACCTGCCGTCCTCATCGACGGCGAACCACCACAACACCCAACGGGCCTGCTCCAAAGTGGGTAAGAAAGCTTCGCCAGCGTTCTCACCACCGGGGGTCTTCACATACGTCGCCCACCAATTCAGCACACCCCAACCAAGTGTGCGCTCAGGTAGATGCCATGCCCCGTCAACAGTTTTCCGCCAGGTAGGGCCGATCAGATGCGGTGGTGCCGGGAGTAGTTCAGTTTCACCCACCCCCGACACCTCCTCATCGTTTAACTCTGGAACGGCAATACAGCACGTTCGACCAATGGAACCTGTATGTGGCATGACCGTTGGACAGCACCATGTGATCCCCGACTAACTCCAACTCGCCAACCAACGTCACTGACTCACCGTTGTTCAACAGCACGGTGTGTTCCATGTCATTGGTTCATGGACAGGTACACACCAACCGCAATCACGGCGACCAGAAGCAGCAACAAAACCGTCGACTCACCCATTGCGGACCTGCATCCGCATCACATACGACATCCCGGTCTGAATGACGGTCTTGAGCATCATCACTCCCACAAGGGTCCACAGTTCTTTGTCGAACAGGTCAGCGTCGGGGCCTATAAGCGTTGCACCGGCAGCCAACGCCGCGAAACCGATATCGACCGCCGCACCCTGAACGAACGTCCGGGTGGTGACCACACCACCGGAGAACGATTCCTCTAGGTGTTCGACTTGATCCTCAAGCTCGTCGGTTTTCTTATCGACAGCTTTCTGGATCGCTTTCTGCGTGTTCGCCACCATCTGCTGCTTGTTCTGCTGAACAGCGGTGTTCACAGCCTCTTTGATGATTGAGTTCAGATCAAACGCCGGGGCCGCAGGACGCGGAGGTGGGGGTGGCGGTTGGTACTGAGGCACAGGGGCGGGGCTGTAGGTGTAACCCGGTGCCTGCACAACGTCGTACTGCATCTGCTGTGGGGGTGCCGGGGGTGCCACCTGTCCGGGTGGCTGCGGGGCGGGCCGTGGGGGTGGCGGGCCAGGTTGTTGGCTTTCCCACGGCATCATCGTCGGTCAATTCCTCCTAGAAACTGTTACGAGTTTCCTCATAAATCGTGCGGGCATCCACACCCGCACGCATCGCAAGCTCGAACACCAAACGCTGAGTCAACAAACCCTCAGCCCGGATGTTCAACAAAGCGCCCTCGACGTTCTCCGGTTGGGAGTGGTGCCTGGGCAGACCGGTCAGCGGAGTAGCCGCGCTAGGTGCGGGTACATCCACTGCGGGGGGAGCGGCCACATCAGGTTCTCCTCTAGGAACAAACTGATCCGCAACCTGAATGGCTTTGTGGTACCGCTGAACCCGATCATCGAACCCGTGCAATCCACCGTTAATGAGGCGGCACACCTGTTCATGATCCTCACGATCCGCAGCATCATTGATCTGCGTACCGCGAGCAACCGTCCAATACCAAGCCGTGCCAAGGAACGCGAACGTGTCACCACCCAACTCCTGCGGGTTATCCACAAAATAGGTTGGGGTAGGGACGTAGTTGTGTTTGTACGCCCACTCACTGACCTGTCGATGGTTTTCCCGACCGGTGATCTGGATAGGCCCGTGGCCTTTGTAGCGCATACCGTCACCAGGCTGGATGTTGCCAAGATCAGCGCGACCCTCATACGCGGACCCATCAGCAATCTCCTCCATGTAACGAAGACCAGCCGACTCATGCCCAATCTGGGCGAACCACGCAGCGACCCGCTTCGGGTTCGTACATTCCGACTGCCGCAACGCATCTTTCACCGCAGGCACCAACGCCCGGTACCGGTCAATGCCCAACGAACCACCCATCGCAATGGACAAAGCCTCAGCCTCATCCAGAGCGGCGGCAGGCCCAGGCAGGACCGGAACACCCGCAGGCTCGGCGTGACCGTACACATACCCTTTCGGGGGGATCAGAGTGGCGCACTGGTCATGCGTAACCCAGTAAACCGTTGGCTGGAAACCGGAGTCCACGATCAGCATGTGCTTCGTGCCGTTATCGTCCTCAGCCACCCCAAAACAGGTGACGTAGTGGTAGACGGTTCCCCCACCGTAGGAGGGGTTGCGAACCTGACCGTCAATCGGGGATGGCCGGGATGCACGGGGGTAGTTCGACATCGGTGCGACGAAGTTCATCAGACACGGTGCCCCAGCATGAACGATGCTGTTGAACACGTCATCCCACAGCTTCTGCTTCTGCTGCGGGGTAGCCGGATCGTTAGGCATTTCCTGTAAACGCCAATCCATGTGATGCGCCCGCTGCTGCAACACATCCCGAATCTGACCGATCCAGTCCGTACCATTTTCGGTGGTACGGCACGCCATAGCCAGTTCCCACTCATCAGCCGGGATACCCAGCGAAATGAGGATGTTCTCAGCACTACCCGGACCACAATGGAAAATCGTTTGTTGCCCGATCACGTCCAGTGGTGGGAGGTTCAGAACCTTCTCGAACGCCACTAGCTGTCGTCCTCGTCTACGCCCTCAGGCTCGACAGTGCCCTGGTGCAGCACATCCCAACCCACAAGGCTGGTTTCGATCCACGAACGGTCATCCTTGGACGTGACACGCCAATACACTTCGGTGTACTGGCGGACCCGCACCGCAACATCCCCGGTTGCGGGGTTGCGGACAACGTGCCCGACAGGCGGGTCTGCGGTGGCCTCAGCCAACGCCTCCATCACTTTCGGTAGGTCCGCTTTGGTGAAACCGGCTGCGACTACAGCGGCTTCAAGTTCCTTCTTGGTTGCCATACATTTTCTCCTAGTTACCAAGTGGTGAGGTCGGTTCTACGCCACTGATTTGCGGCCACGCAGACGTACAGGAACCCGCCGTCAGATGCCATTTGACCGGAGACTCCAGGCGACGACGAGGTGGATGGGGCGGCAACCCAGGATAAGGCGGTGCTGGGTAGCTGGCTGGCGGGCATCCGACCGTTGGAGTCAAGGCTGGCATACCCATCCGCCACACCTTTGCGGGCGGTGGATTCAGCACCCATCACGTCAGCGACGACGTGACCGTGGCCCTTCAGTTCGACCTGCACCCCACGCTGCTGAATCACTCCAGCCCCCGCCGGGGTGACGTTGACGTTGACATCAGGGTCGGTTCCGGCCACACCCAATATGACATCTTCGCCGGTAGCTGACCCTCGGGTAAACAGGAAATTGATGCCACCCGCAACGGGATCGACTACAAAGCCAATCCCACCGTCGTTCCGAAACTTGATGTCGCCGGAACCCTTGCCGAACACGTTAACGTCTATGTTGGGGCTTGTCCCCTCCGCCCTTAACTGAGCGCCACCAGTGCCGTTGGCTATCCGCAAGTAATCCACGGCACCCGCAACAGGGTCCAGCAACAAAATCGGGGCACCGTTAGTGTCCAGAAGCCTGTCAACCCTCGGGGAGTTCAGGGTTTTCCGCGTGATGGTCTGCGGAGCCGTCGCTGTGACCGCCGTGTCACCAAACGACGTAACACCCCTAGAGGACACGTTGTTCACCGCACCAGTCGGGACAGCGGACTGCCACGCCGGACCCCGGCTGTAGGTGAGCATGTTCAGCCCGACAGTCGCATTGCCGCCGTAACCCCTGGAAAGTTCGTACACCTTGAACCCGCCAAAAGCGGTGCCCTTACGAACCCACAACTCCATATCCGTGCCGAACCCACCGGAAACCGCTTTGAACGAGTCAGCAGCGATAAACCCTCCACCACCACCCTCAGCGATGATGTCCACACCCACAACAGGGTCGCTTCCTGATGCCCCGACAGCGAAAGACACCGACACCAAAGCGGTGTCATGGGCGGTGACACCGAAACCCACCACAGCCAAAACAAGCTTCAGGTTCGTGAAAGTGTTAGTGCCGGTGTTCGCGGTGGCGATCTTCGCCCACGTATTCGCACCGTCCTCCGCGCCCGCAGCACCCGCCTTAGTGGTACACACCAGGGCCGCTTCGCCACCCGACTTCAACACCGGGGACGCCGGAAGCAACTTGCGGACACCCGCAGCCAACCCCGGCCTAGCACCCGCCGTCACCGACAACGGTGAACTGCCCTGAACGAACCCGGTGTTATCCCACACACCGTAAAGGCGGGCAGGGTCAGCGGTGCCCTGATCGGCCAGCGCCCACACCAACGAACCCAGCACACCGGGGCGGGCGTGGATCGGCTCAATAGACGCATACCGGGCGGTCTGCTGCTGCACCGTCATCGTCTGATCGCAGCCGAACTCACCCACCAACAAAGGCTTACCGAAAAACTCCAGATACGCCCCAATATGGGCCGGTGTGATCCCATCCTCATAGATGTGCAAGTCGATGAAGTCCGCACCGGCAGGGTCCGCGTTGACCTGATAGTTCAAGGTCTGAACACCCGCCCAGAAGTTCACCGACGTTCCCGCAAACGCCACGGTGGACATAGTTAGCGGGACGTTGCTCACCGCCCGAACATCTCTCATCGCCGCCAACACATCAGCGGCAGTCAGCGGCACACCGTCGTACTCCCAGACCACCGTCCCATCAGCTACAGAAGCGGCGGTGCCAGTCGGCCCACCAGATGCCGCCGACGTACCCGCAGTCACACACTTGTAGGCGTTGCCACCGTTGGTGACGTAGTTGCCCACCGCATACGCTCGGGAACCCGCCCACGGCACTGCGGAGCCGCGATAACTGTCGCCTTCTTGGAACAAATCGAAGCCGATCACGTTGCTGTAATTGGACAGCATCGCCGCAGTTGTTTTCAAAGACTCCAGAACAACCGGATTGCGGAAATTGCCGAAAGCAACAGCGTCGAAGTCCCCTGCGGTCATCAGCGCGGGATACAGCCACAAACCGTTCTCACCGCAATACTCCACCAACTGCTTCCAGCGGGAGTCGTACACAGCTTGGGTGATCGGGGCTAGGTCATCCTCGCGGACGTACTTCCACACCACCGTCCCATCAGTGATCGACGCACCCGTCCCAGAAGGGCCGGTGCCCGACGCGGCGGTCGTACCCGCCTGGGTGACCATGTAAACCCGGCCACCGTTACGAATCAGATAATCCACCTCAAACGCGGCACTCGGACCCCACGTGTACCCCAGGTTTATCGACGGCTGAAAGATGACCCTCGGCCCGCCGATCACACGAATCGTGTTGAACCCCAACTTGACCGCACGATCAACCTGCGGCTTAACCCAGTTATCCCAATCCCACTCAGACCAAAAATGATCCCACTGGTGGTACGTCTTTGTGGTGATGTTCCCGCCGCGAATCTTCGACCCCAGAAGTGATGACCGGGAACCAGCCAGAAGGGTTCCAATCGCGGAACGCGCCGCACGATCATCCTGCGCCGTCACAACGGCACGCCCAACCTCCGTGGAATCCACAATGGACTCCGCTACAACATCCGGCAGATTCCCAGCAGGGACCAAACCTTGAGCGTCCAGAACCGGGAACCCACCAGGCACACCCTCGGGCACGTCTGGGATAGCAGCCCACGACGAAGGACCAGGATCGCCCTTCTCACCGGGAGCGCCGTCGACACCATCCCGGCCTGGGGCACCATCACTGCCCGGTGCGCCGTCTACACCGTCACGGCCATCCGCGCCGGGGCTGCCGTCAACACCATCCCGGCCTGGAGCGCCATCAACGCCGTCCCTGCCCGGAACACCAGGATCACCCTTGTCGCCCTTAGGGCCAGGAACAGCAACCCCACCCGAACCATCACCAGGATCGCCCTTATCGCCCTTCGGGCCGCGAGGACCAGGAACCCCAACCACCAACCCACCAGCAGACACACCACCGCACGAAGACGTAACACCGCAACCGCAAGACATCTACTTCTCCACCTTCACATAGCCCCGCGCCCAAGCAATCCCACCGGCAGGCTCACCCTCCGGTAAAAACACCAACTGCCACCGGGCGCGAGCAGCCACCAAATCAGCCCGCTCA